CTTTCCAGTTCGGCAAGTACCGCTTTTTTTGCAACCCCATAGACCTTGTCGTCTATATAAACAGCATCTGTACCCATCATTGTTGCTGCCTGCTTTTTTGTCGCACCGGCAACCTGTTCGCTCGTTAAGCCGGCCTCATCCGCAAGCTTTTTCAACTTTTCATAGATTACATTCGGCATTACGCATCTACCAAGCGGCCCATCAGGTCAACCGAGCAGGTGCACGCGCTTCCGGCTGCGGTCGTAACGTCAATAACAAATACCGTCCCGCCCGCGTACTCGACAATCGCCGCCGGTCGATCCAGATTAAAGACCTCGACCTTAATCGTCCCGGAAGCCAGGTCTATCGCACCGCCGGTATTGTTGGCAAGAATGCACGTCACCGTGTTGGCTGCCGTTACCTGAGCATCTAAGACAAGGTCCGAGACATCGTTGCTGAAGGAGGCTCTTGCAAAATCGCCGAGCGCAGCGCCGGTCACCGTGACCTCTTTGGCCTCTTCGCCGCCATCGGCAATCGACCCCGGGTCCCAGGTATCAGAGCCGGTCAACCGGCCCAATACGGGTCTTAATTCGGTCGCCTTGCCCGCCGCCGAAAGATTGCTCAAGGTCTTAGGCCCGCAGAAGTCGTCCTTGTCGCCGGACTGGCCTGCCTGGGCGACTGCATTTGCCGCATCTGCGCTTAAATTGCGCAGCACTAAAGAATCAACTAACAGCTTTTTTCCATCCGGTACGGTGAACAGGTTGGTCGATGCAACCGAGTTTAAGTCCACGCTGCCGACCGTAGCTATACGGGAAATTCCTTCTTCGTTAAAATCCATATCAAACCCCTTTTATTACAATTTCATTGTCTTTACAAATCATCTGATTATCCTTGCAAACCACAGCGGCGGCCACATCGGTCACCGGATCAGGTATCCTCAAAAACTCCTCGCCCCGCCTGTCGATCACAGACGTTATCACACCGCTGGAGTTGACAACAACCTCGCCTAATTTGATGTGTTCAGTCCCCGGCCAGCCGTCACCGTCTATCCCTGAGTCGATAGTATTATCCGGGTTCATCCAGATATAAGTCGTGTCATTATCGACCGGATCTATCGCCTCACCCGGCGTGTATGTCTTTGCCGTGCCTTTGTAGAGGTATTTACCGCCGCGAACGTTAAAGGTTGTTGGCGTTGCTGGATAAACGCCGAGTGTCATCGTCCACCGTGCCGCGTTGGTGGTGCCCCATACCTGCTGTTTATGTTCGGCTGTATAGTTTGGGTTGTTCTCGGTAACCAGCTCGATACCGAGACTGGCTAATTCCGCATCGATTTCCGACTCAGCCGGGTAACCCTGTGTCATTTGCGATTGAAACGCCATCAAATTCCCTTTCGAGCTTGAACCATAGTATCGGTATTGACGACTCGCAAGTTGAGCTTCCTTGCGATAACAATTAGTTGCGCCTGCGTTACCTCGCATTCTGGGTCGAGCGGCCAGGTAATAGGCAATTCAAAGCCGAGGTCCAGCGATTTATAGTCGTAAGGTTTATAGCCGGCAGCCTCCATCGCCGTCTGAATCTGCGAGTCGAGCCTCATCCTTCCGACAGTTGTCATCTCTGTTACCATTAATTCGTTATTGTCAGCAATCATTTGCCGTGACCCTATCCAAACAATGCTTATTCCAGCACCTTTCAAGTGCCGTTGCTTGCCGTTCCGTAAAATCGCCATCCCACCTGCTCAGACTCTCGACAAAACCTATCTCCCAGTCCGAGAGGCCTTCTTCGATATCCAAGAGATCGCTCAGCATGTCTCGCAACTGGTATTGGCTCGGCCTTCCGCTCATACACACACCCTCGGGTTTGGATTAAACAAAAGGCCCTGGCCTAAGCGATCTCGCAGGCAACACTTCTCCCTTCTATATGCCTGGCTTATCACCTTCTTTGCCCCGATTTGCTTGTCAACGTTGTGTTTAGCCCATACGTCGGGGTCCTTCGTCAAAAAATAGCCGTCGCTCAGAGTTGCTGCTATCCACACATCCGTATCACGCAGGTGCTTGACCAAAGCCCGCACGTGCCGCCGCTGGGATTCCCGGCACCCAGCCAGGTTCAGCCTCGCGGCTATCTCAGCCGCCGTCATCGGCCCCGCTGCACTTTCGAGCAGCGTCAAACATGCCGCCGCTTCGTCCGTTGTGATATGTGGTTTTTTATCACTCATAGTCCACCGCCTCCGGCAAATCCGGCTCGGCATAGAAGTCATCCTTGACCTCTCGCCGGGCATCGACCGAAACAAGCTCCTCATCCGTAAGTTTGCTTAAAGCCTCTTTGTCAACAGTCTCTTTGATCCTGATGCACGCCTTCTTTTTCGATGGCGTGAAAAACTCTTTAATTAGTTCGAGCGTGGTCTTTTTGGTTCGAATGGACGTGCTCTTTCGCCAGCCGACGACGCCGAAGTTCATCTGCCGGCTTTTCGCCCTTCTGAAAGAGTCCTTGTGGGCCGAGCAAAATGCCTCGAGGCTTCGCACGCAAATGTCTATCTGTTCCTGCTGCGGTGCGACCTCGACTGCAAGTTGCTTCTTGGCATCATCGATTCGGGTCTTAGCGAGAGCCTCGGCCCGGTTTATGGCAAGCTGGCTGTCCCCCAGCTTTCTGAGGATATCATCCGCCTGCTGCCAGGACTCAATTGGAATAATTGCCGGCTTAGCCGACTTGACACGTCTCTTTGCCACGTGAAACCTCCATGTCTGCTTGGATCTCCTTGAGATTTTTGAATTTTTTACCGGCCGCCCGGCCGAACATGTTTTTTAACGCCTCGATAACGCCGTGTGCCTGGGAAGGACTTAGCGCTGCAACATAACTCACTTCGTCGTCTGTCTGACTTCTGAGGAACCCTGCCAATTGCGTGTCACCCCAGCCCAAGTCCTCGGCTAATTTGCCGATGGCCCACTGCTGTGCAAAGCTGGCCGAGCCGTCGCCGTAGATCGTCTCGGCAAGTTTCTTGCGGAAGTAGTTCGCCGGCCTTCCCGGATAACGCCAGCCGAGGCTTTCGCAGATCGCTAAGACATCGGTAAGCTGGCTGTTGTTGAGCTGCTTGCAACTGGTGGCATTGTGCCCGGCCGGTGTTTTATATTGAGCCAACAGCAGCCGGTACCGACCATCGAAGCCCTTGCCCCGAAGGCCGGCGCCTCTAACTGCCATTTGAAGCAGACGTATCTGCTTTTGATTAAGCCCTGCTCTTGATTCATTCTTCATAGTTTACCGTGCTCTTATCCGCGCTATCCTTCTGAAGCCAGTTTATTTGTTGTTTATTGAGCATTTAATTACGCCGTTTTTGCAACCGCTTCTTGTTTTTCTTCATCGGCCCTGCCGATATTGACCGGCAGGTAATCCATAACCGGCAGCCCTAACTGCCGGATTGCGTTTAATATCAGGTTTGTATCGATCCTGGTGCCGGGCTTGACCTTCGATGACAATCTCAGTGCCGCTATGGCGTGGCTGCATGTCCGCAGGCGTCCTGTTTGCGGGGTCCGGGCAATCTTTCGGAGTGTCGCCACCGCATCGGCGGCGAGCTTTATCCCGCCCCTCTCATAAAGCTTGCGGATATCATCCCGGGTATAAAGCCCGTCTCTTCTGCTTACCGCCATCTCGTCGAGGTTAAGGACGAACGTCACCCTCGACTTGAACTGGTCAAGCGACTCGTTACCACGCTTGGCCATCGATTGATTCATCGTACCTAATAGGTGATTGTTGGCGCTAAGGATCAGCGGGCACTTGCAGCGAACGGTGATTATCTGGCGCAGCTGGCTCAGTTTTTTAACGGTCAGAGCCGATGCCTCATCGAGAATGACTACGCGGTCTTTTTGCCCGAGGCAGCTTATCAGCTCATTCGTTAGCTTGCCTATCCCCCTTGAGTCATCGACGCCGGCCGCCTTGCATATTTCGGCAAACATACCCTTAGAAGTCATGGTGTCATCGAGTTCGGCGTATATAACATTGGCGTGCACGGCTGCATACTCGCGAAGACAGACGCTTTTTCCGTGGCCGGCATCACCGATGATGATTCCTATCTTGCCCTCGTCGGCCGTGCTTTGTGCGTGCGTGTTCTTGATGATTACCTCAATGAATCGCGCAACGTTTGTCCGTATGTAACCTTCGCACTTTGCCATGCGGCGGCGCCGGGAATATCCATCCATGTAGTCGATTAGCTTTTTCGTCAGGGCCTCGGCATTGGCCTTGTACTTTTTGTTGAGGAACTGACTTATCGAGGCGCTGCTCACACCGACAGCCTTTGCGACCTGTCCCTGTGTCAGCTCGTAGCGATCGAGGAAGTCGGCCAGGGCGTCCGCTATTTCGTCGGCTTCTTGTTTGGTTATTTTCTTTGGCATCCTTACCACCACCAAGCGGGCCTCTCTCTCGAAGCCCTTCTGAATGTCATTGTCGCTCATCTAACAAACCTAAATCTATCACGTTCTCTCCATCACGTCTTACCTCTATCTCATCAAACCCCAGGTCGAATACAGTGTCGATGCTCTCGGCGCCTGCAGCCTTTTTAACCCTTCTTTGCCTGTCCAATCGCCTGTGTGCCCCGACTTGGCTATCTAACGGGGTTGTGACCGGTCTTAGCGTCTGCGATCCCCCGTCGCCGCCCGTGGCCCCTTGTGTGGCATCTTGCATCGCCTCCACTGCGAGCGCCGCAAGGTCGGTATGTGCTGTGCGGGCTGCGCCCGCTGCCTGTTTGATAAGTCGGCGGCTCCTCTGTTTTTTGGCCGAGGCCTCTCTCAATGCCGTCTCGCTAACGCCCGTGCCGTATCGAATCAGTTGTGCCTGCTCGGCGATAGTGAGAAGCTTGTAGGTGGTTGCATCATAGACCCAGACCTTTTCGAGGTCGTCCGGATCGTATGCCACGCGGACCTTGCGTCCCTGGTGCATTAAAAGAGCCGCATCGTATTGGCCGAACCAAAGGCCCTTGAACTTGACGCCGTTTTTGCCGACCGTCAGCTCGCCGCTCCACACACGCATCAGCAAATCCAGCACACCATCGGCAAGCATCTTTCTGCTTTGTCGAGTCGCCAGCACCTCGGCGGGGCTTTTGCCCTCCATCCCTCGCCCGGTATGTGGCCGGCAATTGTACGCCTCGATATATTCGCCCGCCAGATTTGCCAGGCCATCGAGATCGTAAGCAGCGGCTTTCGCCTTGTCGCTTTCCAGGAGTGCCTTCATGTACTCGGGTTTTCTGCCGCTGTCTTTGCCGCAATATGTGGCGAGCTGCTTGCAAAACTGTTGGTCGAACGTATCGAACCACCGCTCAATCGGCTTGGATTGCGGATGGTATGGAATAGCAAACGACACGCTTATGCCGAGCATAGCATAAATGCCGGTAACGTTCGCCTCGTCTATATAGCCCTTGTTCAATATCCGCCGCTGCTTGGTGGTACCGGTGAACATCTCGCTGTCGTAATCCCTGCCGTTGTCTATTTTCGCAGAATCCGGCGGCCCGTACCTTTCGATCGCCCGTTTCATGGCGATCATAATCGTCACCTGATTCGGCCCGGCGGAAAAATACCAGCCGACTATCGCCCGACTCCTCATGTCCTGCCAGGCCGTAATCCACGGCCGTATCCATCGGCCCCGATACATTATCCAGCAGTTCAGTTGATGATGGTCGCCAACCCACACACTGCCCGGCTCGATACTATCAGGGTCAGTCAGTATGTACGGCGCACACTTGGCATTGTAGGCCGCTTGACCCTCCCGATGCAGCACCTGCACAGGGTATGGTATCTGCTCCTCGACCAGGCGGACCATCCACCCGTAACTCGGCACACGCCAGCCGCGTGATTCCTTTTGGTTGATGAATTGTGTCATCTGCCATATCATCTTGATTGTTGGCTGCCTGGCATCAAGCCAGTTGAGCTTAAAGTAATCGAAGGCCTCAGGGCTGATTATCTCGGCTGCGCGACCGCCACGTGAATCGACCAGGCCCATCAAGCCATCGCGTCTGTAATTCGCGATCCATCGATAGAGCGAACGAACCGTCACATCGTTCGCCGCAGCGAACTGTGCTATGGCGACCTTTCGCGTGATATTCGCCTCTGCGGCGAACGTCTCAAAAGATTTTATGAGTCCCAATCTTGTCAATGCCTCATCCCGTTTTTTTGCCGGGACCAGTTCGATTTCGGCCATCCTCGTGAGCTGCTCAGGTGTTGTGATGCCGGCCAATCTCGGATCAGCCGTTACCGGTATCTGCCAACGACCGTTTTTTTTGACCGCTCCGGCCAGCTCACCCGACTGGCACAGCCGCTGAACGTGGCGCTTCGTCCAGGCACAAACCCTTGCAACTTCATCAACATCGAAATATTTAATCATGGCCACGACTCTCTTTCGTACCTTCTTGCCCAGCCGTCATTTTGCCCCCTTCAGTTCGATGTGAGTATCGAAGTCACCGCCCGGGCCAATTACAATATGCGCCGGTTTCGGCAGGTCGTTCAACAATACCCAGTCGCCCATCAATGTAGGTATATGATCTTTGAGTTGATATTTGCGGTACCTATGGATCACCCAGCGACATTCACGTTTGAATTGATCGACAATGAACCCGGCGCCACATCTGAAACACCAGGCGTAATAGATTCGCGTAGTCCTGTGGTATCTGTCAGTTGTTTGTGGATATATCTTCGGCCATTCGCACAACCTAAAACATTCCGGGCATACCACATCTTTTACAACCCCCGATTGACAGCTGATTCGCTCTCTATCAATTCTCTTTGTAAGCAGCGTCATGCCTTCGACCTCCCGCAGACGGATTCAAACTGTCCGGTTATTGCCTGAAATAGCTGCGACTGGCACACAACCATATTAGCGAACTCTTTTTTGTAGCCGGCCACCGCTTTTTTGTCGGCCTCATCGACCCTGCCATCCTCAAGAATCTTTATCGCGTACTCCTCGCAGCGTATCTGTTTTTTGCGGGCATCGATGAGTTTTGAAAGCGTGGGAGCATCCACCTTTATCGCAGCCGGCACAAGAGGAACAATGGCTACCAGCGTATCACCGGTTATCAGTTGGATGATTCGCGGGTCGGCGGTTTTTTGATATAATTGCCGCCACACAACCGATGGTATCGACAACCCGCCGGCAAGGTACTTATAGACAGTCGATACCGCCCTGCCGGTCAGCATCGCTATCTGCTTGGCCGTCACGCCGTGCTCTTCGGCAACCTGCTGCAATAAGATATTGTCGTCACTCACGTCAATTATCCCGTTTGTTTCGTTCATCTTCGGCATCCCTGCATCATCCACTCGCTCCGCGATTTTCAAATACTGCCGATATTTTTCATTTTTTAACCACCTGCCGCGACTTGCCGGCGGCACGGCGGGCGGATTTCACGGATTCCACCGATTGTTATCTTTTCCGTGGTTTCACATTTTTACCCCCACCTTTCGCAGTGCTCGTTTCAGTTCGTTCAGCTTCGGCTTCGATATCATTGCATATTTCCCCGCATCGAAACACACGCCCCGCACCCTGTTCTTCGCCCCTTTGACCAATTGTGCCGCAAGCCCGAGCACCTTGTCGGCAGCCTGTACCCGCTCATATATGTACGGCACACCCAGACAACCGAATCGCTCATCTGACTTTACATCAAAAATCTCCCCAGCGAGCCCTTCGATCGGCCCGGGCTTATCCGTCTTCCGCTGTTTTTTTGCCATTTACCAATTACCAATTACCATTTATCAAAATCGAAAGTGCAGCCGGTGGTTTGGAATAACATCCCTGCCCCCCGGCTGCCGCCATCCGTACGTGCGAGTCCTTGCGGAGTCGGTCCCGCGCAAAATAACAATTCAAAGTCTTAACACCCCACTCCTTCGCCTCGGCATGCGTGTCAAAGAGCACATCGAGCCTGTCGCCGCGTATTGCCCCGCCCCTGTCAAGCACAAGGGCCGGCATGGAGTTGTTGTAACCCGGCACTATAACAGCCGTGCCGAACGGCACCTGCTTATCGGCTGCGCACAGTCTGTCCCCCGCTTTGATTTTGTGCCCCGACGCCGTAACGCCGTCGGCGAATCGCCCGCAGCACCTGCCGCACGGACAGTACGCCGTAACCTTTGTCTTGCGGGATTCGCAATGAATTCCGGCCCGTGCCCCCGTGCGCACAGGGGCACGGACTATTTTGCAATGCGACAGCGGTTGTGTATCGAAAGCCGGCGAGGCTTTTTGTGGTGGGTGATCAAACCAAGCCCATAATTCTCTGTGTCCTCTGACTTCGGCGAGCTCAGTCGAGCCGTGGCTAAATAAAAACCGCAGGCCCGGATGCCCTCCCGTTGCGACGCAACGCGGCGAACGCGGGCCTGCGTAAGTTAAGAAGGAGAAAATTGTTACGATTATACCGGCAGCTATAAACTTCACTTTCTTATTACCTTGTGCCGTCTTTATCATTGCTGTAAAAGCCCTTTGAATGTTCTTTAACAATTGAATATACGGTCTATTCCAAGCCCTTCAATCTCTTCGGTGCCCGCCTGCTCAACCAGTCTCCTCACAACGGTCGCAGCCTCTTCGTTTGTTGCCTCTCCGATCACGTTCGCTATCCAGAGCAGTCCCGGGTGCTTTTTCTTGTTGAAGCTGATATTCTCGACCGGCTTATATGCCATTGTTCAATCCATAATCGCTACAATCCAAGCGGTATTTGGTTATATTCGCGGCGGTCGCGGGTGGTTTGCCAGCGCTTCCAACGCCAACCGCCGCAAATCCTTAACGGCCTAAAGGCCGGTTTCTTACCCGGTGTCCGGTTTCGCTGGCAACTCCACCGGACACCGTCCTTATGAAACGCAAAACGCTCGTATCGGGCCTGACGGCCCGCTGTTTTCGCCGGCACGCCGGCAGCGTGCCGGGTTTGATATATTATCTCAGCCGACCATCGGCTGAGCTGCTGACTGGGTTGTTGACTGGCCGATACCATCCTCGGCGAGAAATTGGTCTACGGTCATGCCAGATACCTTGTACCTGGCCGAATCATAATCTTTGATGAACTGATCTAATGACCGTACCAGGAAGTACCTCGCCGTGTCATGGGCGTTGCGGTGGACGATAGACGCAACCATATTGAGTTTCGTCAGGATAGGCCTGTCCACTTTTCGCTTAACCGAGAGTTGTATTTGTTCAACTTTCATAACATACAACGTATAGTGATATATCGGCAAAAGTCAAGGGAAATCTTGTATAATACTTGTTTTTTCTTGTTAAAATAGGGGGCAAACAAGGTTGATAATCTTGTAAGGCCTTGTTATTTCTGGGTTTACCGTAGTATGTGTGTGGGAAAAAATTTTATGCCGAGAGAGCAAAATCCTAACAAAGCGCCGTTCAATCACGATATTGATAAAGGAATTGCAGAACGGTTTGCAGCACAAGTCGAGGAGCGAAGGCAGATAAAGTATCGCGCCGTCGAGAGTGCTTTGCGGGTGTGGCTTGTCCTCCCGATAACACTTCAAGCCATGTTGATGTCTGACGAATGTGAGGATGTTTATGCAACTCTTTCCTATATGATCCAGCGAACCGAAACAATAAAATGGTTTGAATCTTTGAGTCAAAAGGAACGCAACACAGTATCCGCGTTGATAGCTAAAGGCCTTAAAGATTTAAGCGGATTGGATTCCCGCCTGAATATTTCCTTCGCAGTTGATTCGTTAAAACACGCAATTTCCCATTATGATAAATTGTCAAAAAAGGATAAAGAAATGCTCGGGGATTTGCTTTCTATCTATGAATCCGAGTTAGGTCCCCGCAAAAAACACAAGAAGTGAATTTTTGGGGAAGCCTCGTAAATGCAGGACAAATCAATTATTAAACCAAAAGCGCCTTCTCACATAGAAAATCCGAACAAGTCACCAGCAATTTCCTTCAAGGCCCTTGGTATATTAGGAATAATAGCGTCTGTTTGTGGTATTATCCTCTCCAGCTTCTATGAGATACACCATTATACATGGGGCGCATCAAAGGCTGAGGAGCTTGTCAACAACATTATGAACGTCGTCGAGTCGCTAAAAACCACCGTCACGGTTGCCGCCTCTTTCGTCATTCTATTCTTAAGTATTCTTCTGCTCGGCATCAGTTCGCTCATCAAAGCTATTAGCAATCGTGCACATAGCAATCAAGAGCATAAACCATGAAGACCCAATGTCCACATTGCGAGAACATTCACACCGTCCCCGGCGATTACGCTGGCGGTAAGATGAAGTGCGAGGTCTGCGGCGAGCGGTTTGTTGTTGCAAGATTCAAAAATTCAATATCCAAGAAAATTCTTCGGCCTGAGATAATAATTAGCCTGATTATAGCAGGGGCTTTAATTGCCTTAACCGCCCTTATCGCTTGCAAGCCAAAAACGTTTGCTATGATTGGCATAGCGTGTGCGTATGTAATAGTCCCGCTCCTCATAGTGCTCGTGGCATCGGCCTTTTTGCGATGGTTCCTCGGCATCCAGGATATCATCGACCTACTGAAGATTATTGCCGAAAACACCCGCTCCAAAAATAAATCATAAAATTTCAATTTTTTTTCTTGACTCCAGCCGATATACCTTTATAGTCTTTTTTTAATTCCGGCCCCGGGCCGGATCGCGGATGCCGGCAGCATCCGCTCGATGAGCTGGAAAATCACAGCCCGTCGGCTGAGTTGCTGAAACTTTGTCGCGGGCTGTTTGTATGCGCCCCGCCCTAAAATCAAAGACTGAACGGTCTGGAAAGGATTCCAATATGAGTCGAACTCGATTGGTATTGACCTTGCATTGCGATGATTATGTCGAGATTATCGCCGAAGGCAAAAGCCTCGGCGTAATCCGGCTCGCTCACAACGGCCTGTTAGATTTTGCAAGGCTCACATTCGAGTTCGCCCCGGAAATTGAAATCGTTCGCGGCGCCGCGAGGCGCAAGAACCCGCGAACAACACAAAGACCTGAAAGGAGTCTGAAATGTACAGACGCAAAATTATCATCTTGTCAATCACACTCTTAATCTCTGTGGTTCTCTGTGGCCTATTTTCTGGCTGTGACACGCTGCGATTGGCACCGAGTGAATCGCAAAGGCAGGTCGCCTTCCGCACCTACCTCAACGCCCGGGCGGTCGATGCCAACGGCGCAGATGCGCGGACGCCGGCGACAAAGCAATTGGTCGAGGGGACTGGGGCAAGCCTGCAATTTACAGGAATGCCCACCACGCCGGAGATTGCAGATTACGAATCCACGCTGCAGGCAGCCTACGCTGATGCGGCGAAACGCCCGACAACCGAAAAGGTATTCGATGCAGTTGGAGAGGGTCTTACACTTGCCGAGCAGTTAGCGATATTATTCGGCTTCGGCGGCACAACTTTGGGTGGTGTAAAGCTCGCCGAATGGTTCGCCCGTGCCCGTAAAAAATCGCAAGGCCTACAGGAGATTATCGATGCTAATAGGGACTTCCTCGCCGCAGTCGATGAGCAAGCGAGAGGTGTATTCAAAGCGGCGCAGAATAACAAACAGTCAATGGCAACAAAGAAGCTCGTTGCCGAACTTAAAATTTAAGGACTCATCATGGTACCGGCCGGCTGGCAGTTAATGATAACGGTGGTAGGCAGCGCGATTGCCGTGGTTGGCGGCATGATAGTTTTTAACTTACGAACCATTAAGAGCAGTTTATGCGAGTTCGGCAAACGGCTCAACAATCAAGACGAAAAGATCGCCGAGGTCTTCGCGGCACAGACCAAATGCCAAAGAGAATGTACGAACAGATATGTTGATAAGGTGGACTTCATTCGCAACGTCAACAAGCAGGAGCGGTCGCTCGATTCATTGGTTAAGTTGGTCAGCGAGATAAAAGGCTCGATGCGTGCCTTTGAGCAGTTGCCGAAGATGTCGGGCGAGATCGCCCGCGAGATAGTTAAGGAGCTTAAAAAATGAACGGCGCAGACCCGGTAAAAATCAAACAGGCAAGAAGGCTTATCCTTCGCAACCTCGACCTGGTATATCCATCCGGCCTGACGATGCGATCGTTGTACCAGACCGTCTGTGCCGTTGACCCGATGTACGACTTCAGCCTGTTCGGCAAGGACATTGAGTACTTAAAGGCCAAGGGCTACCTCTTTTTCGTGGACGATGCTCTCGGTGGCGCCGACAAATTCACCGACAAGGTCGGCAAGCTGACCGCCGCCGGCATCGAGGTGGCCCAGCGAATCACAACAGACGAGGCTCTGGATATATAACAGATGATGGATGGCAAAGGACAAAAGACAGGGCGGTTCAGGGTTTTGTTGAAGGTGCTCAATCCGTTTATATGGCTATGGAATTGGTTTCAATACGACGCACATTTGCATGGTTGGGCGGAGCGTGCGAGTTTGGCGAAAGAGTTTGGATACGACGAACCAGAATATGAGCCTTACGATTTTTCAAAAGATGTAAAGTATTTTTAAGACCGTACAAATCCGTGTTAATCGGTGTCTAAAATAAATGACAAAACGCCGCGCACATTCGAGTATCGACAAGCTGCCACAGGATCTGCGAGAGACCCTGACTCGTATGATTGTGGACAACGAGTGGCCGGCCGACTTTGCCGGTGAGCACGCAGAAGGTTCGCCGCGATACGAGGACCTTGTCACGTACTGTGACCAGTGGGGCTTCGGCGTCTCAAAGTCCGCCATCGGCCGCTGGGCCGTGCAGCTTCGGACGATGGCGCGGTTCCGCCAGGCGGGCCTGATCACCCGCCAGATAATGAGCGACCTTACAAATGAGAAGGCATCGCAGACACAGAAGGCCGTAGCCGAGATGATAACGGCGGTTGCTATCGAGTTTATCGGGGGCCACGACAATTTCGATGCCGACCAGATCCGCGATGTGGCAAAGGCAATGAAGGACTGCACGGCAATCGCGATAAACAGCGACAAGTATGTCCGCGAGCAATTGGCGTTGAAGGTTAAGGCTGCGTGCGAATCCACGGAAAAGAAGCTTGCCGCCGCCGGCGTTGACCGGAAAAAAATCCAGGAAATTATTGACGACCATTTAGGGGTTGTAAAATCGTAAATCAGGCCGAAAAATTGCCGGAAAGCTATTTCCTGCCATACCAGAATGATTGGATTCTGGACGAATCGCGGTATAAACTCTGGGACAAATCCCGCCGCATAGGCGCAACCTACGCCGAGAGCTACAAGGCCGTCCGCGATAGAAACCTCATCGACCACAAGCGGGACTACTGGTTCTCGAGCGCGGATGAGTCCGCAGCGTTTGAGTTCGCCCAGTACTGCCGCCGGTGGTGCGAATTGTTTGATGCCGTGATTGAGGTATTCACCGAACGGCTCGAAGATTCCATCGAAGGCAAATCTTACACTTACAACAATTACGTAATTAGATTCCCCAACGGTTCTCGTATAAACTGCATGAGCTCCAATCCCCGCAGATTTCGCTCAAAAGGCGGCGATGTTTGTCTCGATGAATTCGACTGGCATGATAGTCCTGATGAGATGTACTCGGCTGCTGAGCCGGTTACGATGTGGGGCTATAACATATCCATCATGACAACGCGCAGCGCTGAAGGTTCGCTGTTTGACCGCACAGTCATTGAGGCAAAGAAAATCCTCGCTGGCGAGCTTAGTCCCGATAAAGATTATGTGCTGCCCTGGTCTTATCATTATGTGCCGATTACAGTGGCGGTCGAGCAGGGGCTTGCCGAGAAGATTTACAAGCTCGGCAATATCGACAAAAATGCGAGGGAAAAATTTCTTCGTGAGTGCCGGGCCAGGGCGAGGGATGAGGATAAATACAACCGCGAGTATATGTGCATCCCGTCATCGGCTGCATCAACACTGATTCCTTACGACCTGTATTATGCTTGTCAGGATGGTGAGTGCTTGAAAGCCGCCGGCGACGGCCCGAAATACATGGGCTTTGACATCGCCCGTGAAAAACACAAGACGGTATTCTGGATTGATGAATTAGTCGGCGACGTTATGGTTTGTCGAGAGATTGTGCGAATGCGCAAGACCCCTTACGGCGCCCAGCAGCAAATGGCCGAGGATTTAATTAACAAACACAATATCGTCCGTGCCTGCGGCGATGCGACCGGGCTTGGCGATATGCTGGTCGAGAGCCTGCAAAAAATATTCGGCAATTATCGGGTAGAGAAGGTAAAGTTCACGGCTCCTGTAAAAGACGCCCTTGCCTCACGCCAGCTCGGCCTTATGCAGGACAGGCGTACTCGCGTGCCGGATGATATGGAGGTCCGCGAGAGTTTTCATTCGATAAAAAAAACGGTAACAACCGGTGGCAATGTACGATACGACACAACCCAATCCGACACCGAGCACGCCGATGAATTCTGGGCCTCGGCGTTATGCAAAGAGGCCGCCCACCAGCCGAACGTGAGGCCTCAAATAATATCATTAACCGAAACGGATGCTGATTTTGTTGAAATGGCTTAAAAAGTTCGCGAAACAAAAAGACTTCACCCTGCCTTTAAGCAAGCTGAACAGCTTATGGGACTTAGGTCTCGACGTCCTGGGCGCAAAAAACATCGGACGCGGGCGACCCCGCCATCCTTACAGCCAGGTCGGCTGGGTATGGCTGTGCGTCAACACAATCATCGATGTCTGTAACAGCATCCAGTTGATGCTGTCAACGGGTGACGATAAAATTATCGAGGCGGGGCCTGCTTACGACTTCCTCTTTAACAACCCCGAAATGAAGCTCACCGACCTTCTCTCGCAGACAATCGGGTTCTATGTGTTATTTCGTGAGGTATATTGGATAACCATCGAGTCGAAAGGCATTGCCCCTACCAAAATGTTGGTTGTAGGCCCGAACCAGATAACACCGGTGCCGAATAGGTACGGAGCTGTAACCGAATACCGGCTTATGACCAACCAGGGCACGGTTGTTCCTTTATTTGTTGATGACGTGCACGTGATTAAAAATTTCAACCCCGACAACCCCTATCGCGGTGCAGGTCCTATGACTGCGGGCGAGCTTGCCATCTCGACTTCTTATCAAGCCGAGCAGTTCAACGAATCGACCATTGCCAACGGGGCACGGCTTGGTGTGGTACTGACCGCCCCGGCAGGCGTGAAGCTTACCGAAGAAGAGGTCCGGCTGCTGAAGGCCCAGTTCGCCCAGGAGCACGGAGGCTCATCGAAGGCGGGCAAAACCTTTCTGGCAAGCGGCGGCCTTGACGTAAAAACCGTCTCGCAGACGATGGCGGACCTCCAAATGGTCGATCTTTCCAGGCACAACGCCAATACAATATGCTCGCTATTCGGTGTGCCCCCCGAGGTGGCGGGGCTTGCAACGGAAGCACAGTACTCGCACGGCCCGGCGACTCAACGGTTCATCCTTTACTGCATCGCCCCGATTTTGAGCATCATCGCCGACAGTATCAACTCTGGAATAATTGACAAATACAAATTCCAGGCAGGCAAAAACAAGGCCGTCCCGTTTTCTGAATCAAAAAGAACCTGTTCCCGGCAATCGCTCAGCAGCAGACTTCACTACAGGCAGCAAAAACTTAAAGCGATACAATCCCGCAAGGATGTCTTTGCGTGGTTTGACATTGACTCTCACCCGGCAATACAGGAGATGCTCAGGCTGCGTGCCGAAAAGATGATGCCCTACATAGACAAGGGCGTACCCCTTAACCAGATCATCGATGCCGGTGATCTGCCGTTCGAGCATGTCCCCTGGGGCGATGACTGGTGGATAAGTATGGGCCAGGTGCCGGCAAGTTATATCATGGAAGGCGGCATCGAGGCCGTAACAGGGCCATCGGTGCCGGAAGGCGAGGTCGAAGAAGGCGAAGGTAAATCTGCCGTCGCTAAAGATATCGTTGTTAAAAAAGACGATGAGCGACAACGGTTGCGAATATGGCGGAGGTGGACGTCTTCCTGGCTACGTATCGAGAACGAATACAAATCCGCGATGCGTGTTTTGTTTATACGGCAGCGCCGCGAGCTTACCGAGAAGCTCAAAAAGGCATACGATGAATTTGGCGGCAAGGCCGTCAAGGACACCGATCGCATAATTGCCCGTGTGGTTTTTGATTTGCAAAAAGAAAACAACAAAATAAAGGTCATCAATAAGACCTTTTTTGAAAAGGCTTCGGAGCTTGGTATTCGCCAGACATTGAGTGAGGTAGCAGGCCTTGCCGGCGATGGGCTTGATGAAGCCGTTAAGCGAACAAAGCTCAGTCCCATCCAGAGACGGGCCATCCAGACCAGCGCCCATAAAATCTCGAAAGTCAACGCCACAACCCAGACACGCGTTGCTCGGCAGCTACGCACCGGCCTTGAAGCCGGCGAAGGCCTGAATGAACTTACAAAGCGAATTACTGATGTCCTGGACGGCAACCGCAAAAGGTCTCAGCTTATCGCCCGCACCCAGACAGGTGGCGCCGTCTCGACCGGCCGTCATGCCGGTATGCAGACTGCCGGAGTCGAGTTAAAGAGCTGGCTTAGTGCCCGCGATAAAAATGTCCGCCCATCACATCGGGCAGCCGAGACAAAGTATGCCGCCGGAATCCCTCTGGGTCAATTCTTCGAGGTGGGTTCGGACCGGCTGATGTACCCCGGCGATCCATCCGGCTCGGCCGCTGAGATCGCCAACTGCCGCTGCATGGAGCTTGCGGTATCGGCGGCCGGTAAGAGCTTTGATTTGGATTTCTACGAAAAAGTAAATTTTGAGGTGTAAAATGGAATACGACACAAAAGAACTGAGATATGTACATGCCTTTGTTGCCGACACGAAGGACGCCATAGATATTGACGGTCATCGAATAAATTTTGTCGTCTCATCCGACATAGTCGATCGCGATAACGAAAAGGTTGTGCCGGATGCCGTGTTCGAGGCTATACATCGCAAAGATGAGTTCGCCAAGAATCCCATCTGCTTAGCCTGCCACCTGCACAGGCTTGGCAGCGGAGAGCCGCCGGGCATCGGTCATTGGGACATCGAGACTGCAAAACAAAAAAAACATCATGTCGAGATGGTGTTGCAATTTGATGTCGAATACGAACTCGGCAATAAATACTGGACCGTTTATAAAAACAAAACTATGCGGGCCGTCTCTATCGGATTTCGCATCCTCGATGGCCACGAAGAAGTCAAGGACGGTAAGCGAATTTACATCATAACCAAGATTGAACTTTACGAAATATCATGCGTCGCGGTCGGTGCAAATCGACAGGCTGTAAGCACTATCAAATCTATTCTCGGCTTCCAGCCGGATTCCGGCAGCCGCGACAAGGCCGAGATTCCCGGCACATTAAAAGATTACATCGATTCGCATTTTTCCGAATTGAAGGAGTTTGTTGACCTTCAATTCATGCAAATAAAAGATTTACTCGTCACCGATCCCGATGGCCTGGCGGAGTCTATGCTCGGTAGCGACTCCGAACCGGCCATCGCCGGCGATGACGGTGTGTCGGCCGAGCGATTGGAGTCTATTCAAAAATTAGCGAACGAAATATCGAAAGGTTGATATTATGGATAATGGTAAAATTACAAATAAAACGGTAGAGGTGATTGAAAAGGCTCTCGGTGATTTGAAAGATAACAAGGCGTCTAAGCAGGAAGTGCTCGATCTTATCGACGAGCGAAAGGCCAAGGACGTCGAGGCCATCGAGGCCGCAAAGAAAGAAGTCGCCGATGTCAAGTCTCAGGCCGATGAGCTAAAAACCCTCGCCGACAATCTGCAAAAGCAAGTTCGCCAGCTCAAGGCGGCCGAAGGCTACAGCCCTGATAGTAAGGGCCGCTACAACGGCATCTACAGCTCTCCCGTGGAGGCCAAGCTCGTCGGGCTGGCAATCATGGCCGCATCGATGACTGCCGGGATGGGAAGGGTTGACGTCGCCCGCAAGCGCACAGCCATACTGAAGGCCCTCGACCGTATGGGCGCGGAGGTAAACTGGCTGGATGATAACGGCAAAAAAACCGCAACAACCACGTCTCAGGCGTCCGGCTCCGCCCTTGTCACCATCGAGCAGGCCCCCGGCCTGATACTGCTCCTTGAGCAATACGGTGTGTACCGCCGCAACGCAATGCCCGTCCCGATGGGTGCCGGCCAGACTCCTACGCCGAAGATAGACCAACTCCTGACCGTCTATGTCCCCGGCGAAGGTACCGCTCCGACCCTGACCGATCCTGAGGCGAAATGCCTGATGTTGACGCCAAAGGTGATGACCGCTCTGAGTGCATATTCGCTGGAGCTTGATGAGGATTCGGCGATTCCGTTAGCCGAGCTTTACGGCCAGTTGTTCGCCCGCAGCTTTGCGTACTACGAAGACCTGTGCGGATTCCTTGGAGACGGGACCAGTACCTACTTCGGCTTCACCGGAATAGTCGGCGCACTGCGAGCAGTCGATTCGACGATTGGCAACATCAAGAGCCTGGTGGTCGGTGCCGGTAACGCCTACAGCGAGCTTACGCTTGCTAACTTTGAGGCGGTTGCGGGCACGCTGCCGACAGGCGCCGATGACGAGAACGCTAAGTGGTTCGTGCACAAGTATTTCTATTACACCGTGATGGTGCCCCTTGCAATAGCAGCAGGCGGCACACCGATGTCGGAAATACTTCTTGGAATGCAGAGACGCCAGAGGCTGTATCTTGGCTACGATGTCGAGTTCACGCAAGTGATGCCGAAGGCAGAGGCCAACAGCCAAATCTGTGCCCTGCTCGCCAACCTGCGGCTCGGCGCAATGCTCGGAACTCGCGGCGGGATGGAGTTCGCTCAATCCGACCAGCGTTACTTCGACCAGGGCCTTGTCGCGCTTCGCGGCAGGAACCGTGTAGCTATCAACGCCCACGGCGTCGGCGATACGACCGATGCCGGCCCCATTTGCGGATTGATAACCGCCGCCAGCTAATCGGCAGGCAGGGAATGCTTTTTTGTTTTTAAGAAAGTGAGGTTTGATTATGGATTTAAGAGCTATTCTAAAGTCGCTGAAGCTGGGCATTATGCTCCGCCCGCAACTCAAGGATGACGGCGATTTTGCCAATAACACATATTTCGACACGCAGGGCCTCGCGGCTGTGCTGGTCCTTTTGGTTGTTGGCGATCTGGACGCCGCAGTCGGTTCAACCGCAGAAGACGCCGCTCCCAAACTTGAGGAATGCGACACGTCGGGCGGCACCTACGCCGACATAACAGGCGCCGCCCTGTCCGCCGTGATTAGCGCAACGGACGATAATAAGCTATACGGCATATTCCTTGACCTTGCGAAGACGCACAAGCGTTACGTCAAGGTCAATGCCCCACACGCCGGCAATGGCACAACCGGAGCCAATCTGGCGATAATCGCCATTGGTTTCCCCGCAGATGTGCTACCCAGCAATGCTGCCGGTATGGGGTTGGCAGAGCTAATCTCGGCCTGACGGCCTGTTGTCGGTGATGTGTGAGAAATTACCCGCCCGTCTTCGGGCGGGCGGGTATTTATTAGAAACGTAGTGAAGAGAAAGGATTTTGTCGTGTTTGTAAAAACAATCACAACCTATCGTGGCAAGCATGGCCTGTTTGTCGCCGGTCAGTTTTACAACATCTCGAAGGCGACGCTCGCCGCAATTAAGGACGAGCTGGCGGCTCAGCAATTGCCACCCTTTAAGTACGCCAAAGCAACTTCTCAGCAAAACAGGCCGTCGAAAAAGCAGGGTAAAAGCAATGAACAAGACCCGGAAGCCGGACAGGCCGGACTGTAAGCAGGTAAATCAAAGCCCGAAAGACAAACAATTCCGACCTGAAAAATCGCCGGACAAATACAAAACGAAGGGTCTTTAATCACTTATTAAAGCGTCTGTAACGAGGCTGTAATAATGGCACAACTTGTGGCAAAAACGAGCGCTGCGATAGCTGTCGATGATTCGCTAACGACTCTTATTGATTGGATGAATATCGAGAGCCTCGCCGGCTTTACTGTTGTCGTTGAAAACGCCGGCGGCGGCTCGGCCAACGATATTGCCGATGTCCAGATCGATACATCCGACGATGGCGGTGTCACCGAGAATCTTGACCAGCACGCAGGTGTCCCCGCCGTCCCTATTACTTCCGGTGATTCAAAAATCGGAACCTTTACAGAAACCGCCAAGTTCGTCCGCATCCGCACACTATGCGCCGCCGGAGAAGATACCACTGCTAATGCCATCCTTTTGGCCGACTCTGCGACCGGCAGAATATGCACACTTGCCGATGTCAAAGAACGTCTCGGCATAACCGATACCGACCACGATCAGACGTTAAACAGAATCCTGCTCGGAATCGAATCTCTCTTTGACGGTTTTACAGGCCGCTCACTACTTTTAACGCCCATCGATGTCACCGAGTATTATACCGGCTGCGGACCGCAGTTGCAGCTTAAGCGTTACCCTGTCATATCGGTAACCTCAATAAAGCAGGCTCTTGATTATGACTTTGATTCAGCAACCGCCTTGACGGCCGACAGCGATTACCGCCTGATCAATAACGGCAAAGACGGCATCCTCTATAGTATGTATGCACCCTGGTTCTCCACCCTTGATTGCATACAGGTTATCTATCGCGGCGGCTATTGTGCCGCCGGCCTGAGCCCCGGTCCCGGCGAGACTGCAATGCCCGCCGACCTGCGAGAGGCGGCGATTGAGCAGGCGACATTTATCTTTAAGCGAAAGGACGATATCGGCCTTGCCGGTGTAGGTTTCGAAGGTGGCTCGATAAGCAAGTTCAGTGCAATAAAACTACTGCCTATGGTCGAACAAATCCTGAAAAAATACAGGAGGCCCCAGCTATGAAGGTAACACTCCAGATGGGACCTTCTTTTGCCCGGGCTGCCGATGAATTAGGTTCGATGGGCCGTTCGCTTCTCGATGCCGCATCCGAAGGCCTCGGCGAGGCCGTCAAGCTCGCGGCGAATAAGGTTTCGAGCGACTATATATCCGGCCAGTCCCTGAAGGTAAGGACAGGTTCTTTGCGAAGGGCGGTCGATGGCTGGCTCGAATCCGACTTCGAGGGTGTCGTCGGTGTGGCGGAAGGTTCCGCCGTTTCGAAGTATGCCTGGTTGTTGGGCGATGAAGAAAAGACCATCACGCCAAAGAAGGGAAAGTTTTTAACTATCCCTGTCGGCGAGAACCTAACTGGTGCCGGCGTCGCAAGATTCATCTCTCCCCGCCAGGTGCCGGACGGTTTTTTTGTCAAGACAAAAGGCCGATTACTCTTCGGTTACAAGCGAGGCAAGCGTGGCAAGTTCCGCCCGCTCTTTGTCTTAGTTAAGAGCGTCTTCGTCCAGGGCTCAGGTGCCTTGGCAGATGGTGTCCTCGACAGCCTCGATGGTATGGCAGGCGCGATAGAAGATTCTATCGCAAGAAAAATAGGAACAAATTAATACTGTGTCTTTGTGGCTAAGGAATAAAAATGGCAAACGATGGTGGCATGATAGCGAAGCTCGAACAATGGATGGCCGACACCCTGAAAGCCCTATATGTTTTTAAGACGGCCGAGGTGTGGAAGCACCAGGTAGGCGCTACAAAAGCCGGCATGGAAGCCTTTGCTCGCTACTCGCCGTTCGCCTTTGTCGGTTATTTCGGCACCGATACCGCCCGCGAGGGCGACAAGGACCTTCGCCAGATTCTTGAGTTTCGTGTCCTCATCGGTATCACGTCTAAATCTGACGGCGTCGCCCGGTTTGGCAGCTCGAGGAAGCTCGGCACGAGCAAAATCCGCGACCTCGTTATTGCTGCCTTCGACAAAGTCCACCCAGGCGGCGAACTGACTTGTGATGAACTTTATTACACCGGCGACATCGAGGCCCTTGATGCGCCGAAGATGCACGCAATCGAAATGAAGTTTGAAACCAGCTTTATGACTGTTTAGGAGTTTTGTTATGGCAACTGTAAATAAAAGAGTAATGGCACCCCAGGCATCCGTCATCAACGGTGTTGATGTCGGCGGCACGATGACTGCGGTTATCTCCGAAGGTTACGAAAACATCCTGCGTTCCGCGCCGGACGGTCTGCAACTGCCGACCGTGGACCGTGAGGTCCAGTTCTGTCGCGGCACAATCGTCTCGCAGGACTGGGTCGAGGCGATAAACCTATTGACCGGCACGGTCGACACGTATGTGTTTTACGAACGAATCAGCGGCGTCGCCGCCGCAACCGGCTACGTTAAGCACACAATCACCAACCCGGTCATCCACCGCATCAGTATCCGGCTAACCAAGGGCGGTTTCGCGCAGGTCGAGTTCGGATTCGAATGCAAGGCCGCCGATGAGACAAAGACTTTCGCCGATATGCACACCATGCTCGATGGGCAGGCGGCGCCGAGCGATATCTCATCCGCTCGCGGCGGCTATCGGGTAAGCACTACGGCACATGGAGCGGTCTCTGTTTATCACGTTACCGATTTTACATTCTCGCTCCAATTACCGCTGGCCCGTGCCTGTAACGATGCCGATGTCGCCTACACGGCGGTCGATGCCATCTTAAATGGTTTGACGGCATCAGGCTCAATTGGCTTTCAGGATTCAGAGATAGCCACCGCTAAGCTCAAATGCCAGCAGTTGCTTTTGGCATCCGCCGCCGACTTAGTTTTAACGGTTGTGCAGTCGCGGGGAGCGACGAGCAAGGTCATCACAATCGCCAACGTGGTCTTTTTAAGCGCCGGTGAAAATTCCGATGTGGGTGCCCAGTACACCGGTTATAGTGCCCAGTTCGACATAGCCAATGACCCGGATACACCTCTGACGCTCGAAGGTACGAACAAGATAATCACAATCGAAGACGCCGCCTGATCGCTAAACGCTAAAAGCTGGATTTATTATGGCCAAAGACGTAAACATACACGTAAAGACGCCCGGCGCCGAGGAGAGCAAGCAAAAGCTCGAAAAGGTCGGCGCCGCCGCAAAAGGTGTCGGCGAAAAAACCGCCGAAGGGCAAAGGCGGGGTGCCGATGCCACCGAAAAGACAACGCAGAAGTTGTCTCGCATGGGCGGCGTGTTTAGCGGTCTTAAAAATCAAATTGTCGGTTTCATCGGGGCGTGGGCGGGCCTACAGGGCATCCAAAAGGCACTTGCGGCTATAATTGAAAAGCTCGAGCGTATCGCACAACTGCAAAAAGAGTTTTACGAAAGCTCCCTGTCTTATGCTGAGATAGGCCAGGCCCTCGAATTACAGACCGGCACGATCGGTAAGCAGGCCGAATGGGCCAGAAAAGCTATTGGCATCCAAAAAGCAGGTGCTTTGCCTTCGGTCGGCGCCGCCGGCCAGATGATGATCGCCGCCGACATTGCTTTTGCCGCCCAGGGCGGAATCAAGAACCCGGCCATCATGCAACTGCTCATGGATATTTCGCCTATGTTCGGCGCTGCTGGCCTGGGTGCAGCAGAGGTAGGCAAGTTTTTCAAGTTCGCTGGCGTCGCCGGAACGGCAGCGACAGGGGAAGCGTACAAAGGATTTTTTAGTAAACTTTACGCTGGCTACACCGCAAGCACGTCTACTGACTTCGGCCAGTACCTAACCGGTCTGCAAAAGGGCGGCACAGCCTATTTGACATCAGGCGAAGGCGCCACACTCGGTGCGGCTATTAGCGGGTATGTCGGCTCCCTGGCTGTGGCATCGAACGAGTTGTTAGCCGCAACAATGCTCGAACAGGCATCAAGGGTTGCATCCGGCGTTTATCCGAAGCCAATCGCAGCAATGGAGAAGGCGTTAGGCTTAAAGTGGCAGGGCCTCTCAACGGATGAGCGAATGCAGGCAACTATCGATTATATTTCAAGCCTGCCGGAATCTCAGAGAACGCAGATACTCGCTGCCCAGGGCTTCCCCGGAGAACTAACAACAGCCTTGGGGAAGTTCGCGTCCCCAAAAGCAATCGCCAGCAGACTCGCCGCCGCCGAAAAGGTTGGGGCGGCCGGTCCCGAGCAGATTAGACCTATCACGGAAGCCTACCTGGGGTACGACCTCGCAAAGCAGCGACAAATGGAGGCCGCTAAGGCGGAAGTTGAGCTTGAAATAGGTCCACGTTTCGGCGGTGCACAAAGAAGAATTGCAAGGATGCGCAAGCAACACGAAGCCCTTGTCTCTCGCGGTGCTGACCGCTGGGTCAGGGATCGACTCGAACCCTATGTTATGGCCCTTGAGGAAATTCGGTCTGAATTGCAGCAGATACCCGCCGACGACTTAACTGAGGCGGAGCGGGAAAGGCGAGCCCGTGTCATTAACGCCATTAGCGGTGATATTGCAGGGATGACTACTTGGCCTATTGAGGAGTTGTATCGCGGCGGCTTACCTGCGATAAAGGTGCAAGCTGCCGAGCAAGCCCTCTCTGATCTTCGGGGGCAACGAGGGGGCGCTTCCGTGACCCACTATTACGACAATAGCATAAATTACAATCCTGTTGTTGGTGAGAGTCGTGTTGGCGCCAGGTCGGAACCGGGCGAACTTTAATAACGGTTTTTGTGTATGGCTACAGCTTTAACGGCAATTTTTGGCAGCGAGATTAAGGTGGCCTTCCAGCCCAGGGCGGCCCAACGCCAGTACGTCGGCTTTCCCGGCACGCACGGACTCGCCGCCCTGCACATGGGCTCGCGAGGCTGGGGCCTTGTCGTAACCGGCCGGCTCCGCGCTAACGTCGGTGGAGATTATGCCGCCGGCCGGTCCGCTTTGGTCACCGCCATCCAAGCGATCGAGCAATATCAATGGCTCGGCGCCGCCGACTACTCCTTCGCCGGAACCACTTACTACAACGTTGTTTTTGAGAACATAAGGATTCTCTCCGGCACCGGCGGCAAGCAGTTTCACTTTACAGGCACCGGCGATGTCGTTTGTGATTTTGTAGCTACCTTGCGAGGCCTGATATGACGTTGGCTGACTCAGATGCGAAAAGCATAACGCGCACCGCCCGGCAGCTTGTCGCTGAATACAAGCCCGCCACCGGTTCACCGCCGTCATATCCCGCTAACTGGCGGCCCGTATGGGCGGCCAATATCGACCGCATCGAGATAGCCCACGGCGCAAAACCATCGACCGCCGTTCTGTGGTGGCCGCTTTTAAGATGGCACGAAAATATTGTAAGCTGGGCCGACATGGTCCGCATCAGGACAAACGAGCCGAACGCCGCTGAAAGGACCTGCGTCTTTTCCGGGTTCGTCACGAGCTACCTGTCCGATTTTTCCGGCGGCACAGACCGCTCCGGGGCACACGAGCGGTGTGCGGTCGTCTGTCGAGATTATCGATGGCTACTGTCTGTAACCACCCCGGTCTTTGGCCAGGCGATTCGCGGCCCGGACGACTATAGCAGTTTCGGCACCCCCGACCAGCAGCCGATAGACCATTCGTTTCGTTGGCTGAGTGGCCGCCGAGCCATCTTTAACGCCGACGGCAAGCCGAACCGCGACCCTGTCGAATTGAAAGTCTTGGACAAAACCGGGGGTTTAATGTGTTACACGCCGATATTCGCCGGCCCCGAATCAGCCGTCCCCTGGACCGCACGCCAGATGGTTCGTTACATCCTATCACCGGATGCCAACGAAGCCTATGACTACCTGCCGATACGCGACCCAAGCACGTTGAGCGGCCTATCGCACGCAGACTGGGATCGCGTCTTGAATCACATCGTTGTCGATGGCCTTAACGCCCTCGATGCCCTTGAACTTATCTGTAAGCACCTCGGTTGGAGTTTCCGTGAAGATTACGACTCCGAAGGCAATGCTAATTTTGTATTTTATAAGCTCGCAGCGGCATCGTCATATGTGCGATCATCTTCATCGCCGACCGTCCTTCACGCGCTTCACGCCCCGTACGTCGCCGAGCCTATCGATGTGCCGATATCAGAGGGCAAAAAGATGCTCTGGTCGATGACCTTGGCTGAGGATATCGCCGCCGTTATTAATAAACCCTGGGGCCTCGGTGCCCCGCACCGTTTTGAGTTCACCGCCGAGCTTGTCCCCGCCTGGTCCGACTCCGACCTGGTGCCCGATACATCCGAAAATAACGCCAACCTGTACAAGACCGATGCCGACCTGCAGGCCGAGACCAATCCCAACCAGTACAGCTTTTATAAATACTATCACTCGCGAGGCTCGAATTTTAAGCGGGACGTCGGCAGAAAATGGACCCTCAACGAATCCGGCGCCTACAGCGCAGCAGTTTATGATCGAGGTATGCCCTTCGATTTTGCCACGGTCATCTCCGCCCGGTATATTACCGATGCCGATGGTAAGCGTCTCTACGCACCGGTTGCTCGGCGGTTGCTGCCTTCTTTAACGGTCGATAAAGACGACTTAAACACCATTGGAATCATCGTTGAATTCAGCTTCGACGGCGGCTTCAACTGGCAGCAGATACCCGCTGCTATCAGCAACTTAAAAGACGAGGCGGGCATCCGCATTAATCAGCCGAACCTCGCCGAGATGGTTGACCAATCCGAAGGAACCATCTCCGGCGGCCCTCTTGACGGTGTCCAGCTCAATTTTTGGACATCGCTATGTAATGACAAGCTGCTTGGCTTGTCATATAAAGAGGGTGATTGGTGGACCCGTGTCCGCGTCACCTGCTCTATCCAGATGGACGAACGCCTGTATGCCGTAGCCACACCGGCCGGTTATTCCGGCTCGCCTTTTCACCACTCAAAGGTGTACGACTTTTCCGGTAAGTACCATCTCGACCAGCGCACCGCGTCGAGTGATTTTTACGGCTCTGCCCTGCCTGCACGGGAGGCGGACGACACGGTTTGGTTTGGCAATCACCTTCAGGCTATAAGAGAGGCCAACGAAGACATGTCGATCAGCGGCCAGTTCACCCTTGAGCGTCTCTGGCTTGGTGATGGTTCCGGCGAGCCGGAATTTGCCTGCGGCGACTGCATCGAGGAGATTACTGGACGAGATTACCCGCTCCGCTCCCAGATGGGCGGAACTGCTATTTATCCCGAGATCATAAAAATCATATATCTGCCCGACAAGCAGAAGATGAAGCTGATTACCAGGGATTTGAGATTTGCGGAGGTGGCTATTCTATGAAGGCCCGCGTTACAATACTATTTGTTGTGCCCATTGGTTACTTGCCCGGCGATTACGCAAAGCTTCACGCCAACGATGGCGAAGGCAACGTCGACTGGAAAAATCCCGCCTCGCGTGCCAAGCTCGATCTGGTTCCGCGAGGTGCCGGTATTTACGGCTTCGGCCGGGCCCCCTTCGGCCGTCATCGATTCGGCAAGGCCCACAGTATGCGTTGTGCCGGCTTCGGCCATCTTCCTTTTGGTAAAAATCCCTTTGGCCACGGCACCGCCGTTGTTTCTACCAGACACACGGTCCCGGAGTGCGGGTACTGGAAATTCGCCCTCGCCTGCTACGACTCAGCCGGCAATCTCCACGAAGGTACTCCCGAAGAGGTCTCGCTAAGCATCCACGTCCCGCCGCCGGCCCCGACCGGCCTGAAAAAGAATAATTATAACAAAACAACCGACGTCCTCACCTTGGACGTTGCATAGCTCTGTGAAAAGTAAATAGCTTTTTGGAATAGCCGACGCGGGCGGCCAACCACCTGATTAACCGCCTGCCCAGCAGCGGCCACTGCTGAACATTTTTTCACGTCGGCATTATCGATAATTTTTTGTTAACTCCAACCACCTGAGATTGGATGGTCAGGATGGCCAGTTTCTTTCCATGGATGGGCGGTAAGGCTAATATGGCCGCTCGCCTCTGTAAATTGCTCCCCGATCACACCTGCTACGTAGAGGTGTTCGCCGGGGCCGCCAACCTACTCTTCGTCAAGAACAAATCCAAGGTTGAGGTAATAAACGACATCAACTCAGAGTTGATAAATCTCTTTCGCGTGGTCCGCTACCACCCCAGAGAGTTTGTTAGAGAGCTTCGCCTTGTCACCCACAGCCGCGCCGAGTTCAACGCCTGCAAGGCCCAGCCCGGCCTGACCGACATCCAGAAGGCCGCCCGCTCCTGGTTCATTATGAAGACCGCCTTCGGCGGCAAGGGCGGCACCTCCTGCAGCAACTTCGGCTACGGTGCAACCGGTAAATCTCGCCTCCGCCGCACCGCCTTCTCGGCCATCCGCCGCTGCCACAGAAGGCTCGATGCCGTGTACGTCGAGAACCTCGATTACGCCGATTGCATAAAACGCTACGACCGACCGTTCACCCTGTTTTATTGCGATCCGCCTTACCTCGACACCGTCGGCTATAAATCGCCGTTCACCCTGGACGATCACGCCCGCCTCGCCGATACCTTGCGGCTCATCAAAGGCAAGTTCCTTTTAAGCATCAACGACAGCCCCGAAATTCGCAGACTGTACAAAGGCCTGCCCAGAAAAAGGATAAACGTCAAGTACTCGGTAGCCCGCGTCGTTGAAGCGAAAGCTAAAAATCGTCACGAACTCTTAATTACCAACTACCCGCTACCCAAGCGGTGGTAAATATCGTCCCCAGACGCGGCCGGGTCCCGTGCCTGTGGTTAATAAAAATACCCCGGACTAAGCGACCGGACCTTTGAAAAACTACTCAAAACCGGGCGGTGGTTTTATGCGCTCACCGAGCCGGGCCTCAATCCTGCCCAAAAAATATGTCGTTTGGCATGTCGCATGTCGCACGTGTTATGTCGTTATCAAACACGATTTACAACCTCTCGATTTTGAGCTACAGCCCCTTAGAGCGTCTCTTAAACAGCCCTCCGTGTTTTTAAAATCCCGTGAAATCTGTGCCATCTTCGCGCG